TGCGTAGTGAAGTATGCCCCAATACATTGAGTTTCCGCTCAATATGTCCTGAGTCATTAGACTAAACATTACAAGTGCTACTGCGAAACAGAAGAAGTTTAAGATTTTTACAATGATAGTAGTCATGCTGTCTCCAGTGATAATGCCCAAGCGCCTTCGTTAAGACGCTCGTGCTTGTTGAATAAGGCTTTAGCTTCGCTATTGTTATCTAGTAAAGTTTGAACCTGTTCTATTTCGTTGCCGGTCATGTAACCGATTGAGTAATGGCAACTATATGCTTTGATAAGATCTTTCTGCTGATCAGTAAGTGTTATCTGTTTCATATGTCTAACTCCATCTGTTGTGGCTGAGGAGATGGTTGAGGTCTTTGGACTTCTAGTGTGTCTGCTCTGCCGTTGACGTAAGCGTCGAATTGTTTACCTTCTTCGTATCCTTGCTTGATGTCTGACCATGCTTGCTTAGGATGCTTGATGATAGTAGTGCTGGCTTTCTGTGTACGGTAGCCAAGCTTACCGATTGTTTTAAATATATTCATGATTGCTCCTTGATATATATTAGTTAGTTGTTCTGTATCACCCGATACAAAATCACATAGGATTTACTTACGTCGTACGTCGTCAGACGGACGGCGCTGTGTTACATAGAATAGATAGGGGTCCCATGGACAAGGTTCCAAGACACAAAAAGATGAAACAAGGTTCCAGATCGAGATTCGGGGAAGGGGTGCGCTGGGAGCGGGGGGGAAGAAGATATGAGTGTGCTATGTTATACTTTTTTCAAAATTATTTTTTTAGGCCTTTTTTATGGACATAAAATCCTGCATAAGATGCAAACAAGACTTGCCTATTGACCATTTTGAGTTACTTGAGTCTGGTAATTATCGACAATATTGTAAGCATTGTCGTACTGACAAAAAGAACATTTCAATAAGTGAATCTCCAAAAAAATTTTTAAAAAATTTATTTATACACCTTCGTTCTAGTCGCATAAAAACAGTTGAATGGGGGTTAGATCTAGAAGATCTTCATGAACTTTGGGAAGAACAGGGCGGCAGATGTGCAATGAGCAATGTGCATATGACATGGAAAAAAGGAGATAATGGTAGCGATTTCAATGTTTCTATTGATAGAATTATACCTAGCGGTCCATATATTAAGACTAATGTGCAATTAGTATGCTATAGGATTAACATAATGAAGCATATTATTAGTGATAATGAGCTTTATTGGTGGTGTAAAAACGTTGTCGAAACGAAGGAGGATTACGACAAATAATGACCTTACTTAGAGAAAAGGAAGAGGCGCATATTGTAACAGATTCAGATAGAGTAGAACTTCAGTCTCATTTTCCATATGCGGGAATACATTTGAACGAGCTTTCTGTACAGGAAGAGCGTCTTTTATTATTTCATTTACGTGGTATGAGCAAGGCGGCCGCGGGCCGTGCTGCGGGGTACTCGGACATGGACCGTGTATATTCAATCTTCAAACAACAAAAAATGCAAAATGCACTACAGTACTTGCGCAATGAAATGCGAGAAGAGGTCAAATTTGACCGAACCACGGCCACTTCTATGTATCTCGAAGCTCATAGAAAAGCTGCAACATCTACGGAAGAGAAGAATGTTGTCGATTCGTTATGCAAGCTCCACGGTCTATTTATGCCTGATAGCGCTACCCAGATAAATATTAATGTAGATAAAGTAGAACAGCTCGAAAAGTTATCCGATGCTGAACTGTTAAAACTAGCGGGAGTAGATAAACACTACCTAGAGCCAGGCGATGCAGATTGATAAAATAGAATGCAGTAAATGTAAGGGCCTGTTTCCAGATACATTGATACCTACTGATGGGATCTGTGTATATTGCAAAGCAGACGAGGCTGAAAAAGTGCCCGAGCCCCCGGTGCAAGAGGATCTGAGTCCGGAGACAAAAAAACATCAATCCGCACAAAAACGAGCGGAAAAAGAATTAGCATTACGCGTATTGTCTCGAAAACGTCTTTTACCATTTGTAGAAAAATTTAATCCTGATTATCACGCAGGTTGGGTACACAAAGACGTATGTAAACGATTAGAAAGATTTAGCGATCAGGTGGAGAATAAAGAATCACCAAGATTGATGTTGTTTATGCCTCCTCGTCACGGTAAATCTACCTTAGCCAGTGTAGCTTTCCCTGCTTGGCATTTAGGTAGACACCCAAATCATGAGTTTATTAGTTGTTCCTATTCTGGATCTTTGGCTATGAATTTCTCAAGAAAAGTGCGTCACTTACTTCGTGAACAAGTATACAAAAAAATATTTGAAGATTCTAGATTAGATAAAGATTCTCAGAGTGTTGAATCATGGAACACGACCCAAGGTGGTGGTTACGTAGCTGCAGGTGTTGGTGGTGGTATTACAGGTAAAGGTGCAAACGTATTATTAATCGATGACCCGGTAAAGAACCGTGAAGATGCAGAATCTGACAATAATCGTGATGCGATTTGGGATTGGTATACATCAACTGCGTATACACGTTTGTCTCCAGGCGGTGGCATACTTGTAATTCTTACAAGATGGCACGATGATGATCTTGCAGGTAGGTTATTACGAACTGCAGAAGACGGAGCTGATCAATGGGAAGTTGTTAAATATCCTGCGCTAGCGGAAGCGGAAGAAGAATTCCGATCCATGGGCGACGCTCTACATCCAGAAAGATATAACGCAGATGCACTAGAACAAATAAGAAAAGCTATTGGGCCTAGAGATTGGTCTGCACTTTATCAGCAAAACCCAGTTTCAGACGAAGGTGATTATTTCTCTCGTGATATGATACGTTACTACGAAGACGATGAGGTCGAATACGATAAATTAAAATATTACTGCGCATGGGATTTAGCAATTGGACAAAGAGATAGAAACGATTATTCAGTTGGCATGGTTGTTGGTGTTAGTGAGTATGACGAGATATTTGTGGTTGATGTCATACGCGGTAGGTATGACGGATTTGAACTTGTAGAAAAAATATTAGATGTTTACGAACAGTGGAGACCTGGTATTGTAGGTATTGAAAAAGGTCACATAGAAATGGCGCTTGGTCCCTTCTTGGAAAAAAGAGTAAGAGAGCGTAAACTATATGAAGCATACTTTAAAGATTTAAAAGTAGGAAGACGTGATAAGGAAGCAAGAGCTAGAGCAATACAAGGTAGAATGCAACAGGGTATGGTATACTTTCCAAAAGATGCAGTCTGGAGTGGTCCACTGGTTGCAGAGCTTTTACGTTTTCCGAATGGAACACATGACGACCAAGTGGATGCTTTGGCGTGGATTGGACTTATGATGACGGAATTTTCTACTTACTTTGAGCAAGAAGATCATATTCCTTCATGGAGAGATAAATTAAAATATATAGCAAAAGGGACGAGGCGTAAATCCTCAATGAGTGCATAATGGCATACGTAAAACCAAAGAAAAAATTATCGAAAGCGGAAGAAGAAAATTTAGCTGCGAATAATTGGGAGCGTTACACACGTGCCAGAGACGCAGGACATGATGACTATATGGAGATCGCTCAACAATGCGATCAATTTTATAGAGGGCAGCAATGGGATGCAGCTGATGTTGCGGCATTAGATGATCAAGGACGACCAGCCCTCACCATAAACACAATCTTACCAACTATTAATACAGTTCTTGGCGAACAAAGTACAAGAAGAGCTGATATTAAATTCAAACCACGTGGCGGCGGTATGCAAGAAGTTGCAGATGTACTTACAAAAGTGTACATGCAGATTGCAGACAACAACAAACTAGATTGGATTGAAGCGCAAGTTTTTGCAGATGGTCTTATACAAGATCGTGGCTGGTTCGATGTACGTGTAGATTTTTCAGATAACTATAAAGGCGAAGTACGAATTACGGCTAAAGATCCTTTAGATATTATTATTGATCCAGATGCTAAGGACTACGATCCACGTAATTGGAATGAGATTTTTGAAACTAAGTGGATGAGTCTTGATGAGATTGAAGAACAATATGGTCAAGATAAAGCTGACAGATTAAGAGTTGTTTCTGAGATGGGTACTTCCTATGGAACTGACTCTATGGAGTATCAAGAACAAAGATATGGTGATACTGAAGAACATGAATACTCAAGTAATTACGCACACAATCCAGAAGAGGCCAGGGTTGTAAGATCAATCAGAGTTATAGAAAGACAATATTATCAACTTAAAGACTGTATGTTTTACGTTGATCCTGTGACTGGTGATGAAAGACAAGTACCATACGATTGGAGCAAAAAGAAAAAAGAAGAATTTGCTGATGAGTTTGGGTTACATATTATTTCCAAAAAAGTCCGAAAGGTTCGTTGGACAGTCACCGCGGACAGAGTAGTATTATTCGATGACTGGTCACCATATAAACATTTTACCTTAGTACCATATTTTCCATATTTTAGAAGGGGTAGACCTTTTGGTATGGTCCGAAATTTAATATCTCCTCAAGAGCAATTAAATAAAATTTCTTCCCAAGAGCTACACATAGTCAATACCACTGCCAATAGTGGATGGATTGTAGAGTCAGGTTCCCTTACCGGAATGACTGCAGATGACTTGGAAGAACACGGTGCGGAAACTGGTTTGGTGCTCGAGTATAATCGAGGTTCCACTCCCCCTGGTAAAATACCACCTAACCAGATTCCCACCGGCCTTGATAGGTTAGGGCAAAAAGCCGCGTTAAATATAAAACAAATTAGTGGAGTTTCTGATTCTATGTTGGGTACTGATTCTCCTGAAGTATCAGGTGTTGCTATTCAACAAAAACAGAACAGAGGTATCTTGATGATTCAAGTGCCTTTAGATAACTTAACAAAAACTAGACAATATCTTGCAGAAAAAGTATTACAACTTGTTCAACAATATTACACAGAGGAAAGAATTGTTCAGATTACAGATGAATCAGATCCTTACAAACCAAGTGTACCAGTGGCAATCAATGTAATGACACCTGAAGGTTATATTGTTAATGATTTAACATTAGGGGAATATGATGTAGTTGTAGATACTATGCCAGCTAGAGACACATTTGATGAAGTTCAGTTTGCAGAAGTTATACAACTTAGATCAGCTGGTGTACCAATACCAGATGATATGGTTGTTGAGTATTCACACTTATCACAAAAAGGACTTATTGCTGATAGGATTAGAAAAGCTCAAGGAACTGGCGAGCCTACTGAACAACAGATTCAGTTACAACAGTTCCAGATGGAAGCACAAATTAGACAAACACAACTTGAGATTGCTAAGTTAGAAGCTGAAGTAACTAGGTTACAATCAGAAGCTGAACTTAATATGGCTAAAGCACAATCTGCCGAAGTAGATCCACAGTTGAAGATTGCAGAATTACAAAGTAAAATTCAAACTAAACGTGAAGAACTTGATTTACGTGAAAGGTTATCCTCAATGACTAATGAAATGAGGAAGAACCAAAGTGATACAGCAGCAGCGGCTAGGTTAGCAACTGCAGCAATGAAGCCAAAGTCTAAACAATAGGAGGTTAATATGGCTAAAAGTAAGAAAGCGGAAGCTACGTCCGAGGAAAATATTGTATTTGATAAGATGCCAGGCGGGGATGCAAAAGCTCCTCAGTCTACAGACTCATTTACAGTCGATTTAGATTTTTCAGACGATCCGAAAACGGATGATGAAGAAGTAGTATTTCCGGAGGGACAAGAAATTGAAGAAATCTCACAAGAAGAACTCAAGGCTGAGGATGAAACTCCATCAGAAGAACCAGAAACGGAACTTGCAGAGCAAGAAGAAACAGAAACAGTGGAGAGTGAAGAAAGTACAACAGAAGCAACAGTGGAAACAGAGGACGAAGGAGCTGTACAGGAAGATGTACAACCAATTCAAGAAGAATCTACTGGATTAGATAAACAAAAAGCACCTATGGTGCCTAAATCTAGGTTAGATGAAGTGTTAGCAAAACAAAAAGCATTACAAAAACAACTAGATGAGCTCAATCAAGCTAAAGATAAAGCTGCTTTAGACGCTCCAGAGTATGATTTTGCGTCAAAAGAGGCTGAATACCAACAATTAGTGCTAGATGGAGAGACTGAAAAGGCCACTGCACTAAGAAATGAGATCAGAACAGCTGAAAAAGAGCAAATTATGTTTGAAGTACAGCAATCTACTACTCAAAACATTCAACAATCTACTGAAGTGCAAGCAATTCAAGCAAAAGCAGTAGAACTTGAAGCAAAATACCCTATTTTTGATGTAAATAGTGCTGAACATAATGCAGATGTGTTAAAAGAAGCATTAGAGTTAAGAGATGCGTTCATGGCACAAGGTTATGAAGGCCCTTACGCGTTAGAAAGAGCAGTTAACACTACTTTAACTATGCACAAACCTGAATTGTTGGAAGTAGAGACTGTTAAAACACCTGATCCAAAGGTTGCAGAGATAAATAAAAAGCAACAAGCTGCAAAAGTAACTAAAAAAATTGAAGCTTCTCAATCTCAACCCCCATCAATGAAAGGTGAAGGTGCCTCAAGTCGTGGCGACAAACCAGTAGATCTTACAAAGTTATCTCAAAAAGAGTTTGATGCTCTTCCAGAAGAAACTTTGAGAAGATTGCGTGGAGATTTCGGATAGTATAGTATACTATATACATACGTCCGTTAAGACGATACTTAACCCTCGTCGTAGAGGTAAAAAAACGTTATCGTCAATCAAGACGTAAAACATGATCGAGCTCGTGTTCGTCACAATCACGTAAACGTTTCCCAACGACAAAGGGTAGACGGGTAAAAGTCGCCCCAGAATATAGCGACTGGTTAACTTTTAACTATAAAGGTATATAAATGGCTAATACAAACTTTAGCGCGTTGACCAGTGAACAGCTCACCATCTGGTCTCGTGATTTTTGGCGTGTTGCGAGAAATATGTCCTTCATTAATCAATTCGCAGGTAGCGGACCTAACTCAATGGTTCAGGAAATTTCTGAACTTACTCAATCCGAGAAAGGAGCAAGAGCAGTATTAACACTTCTTGCTGACATGACTGGAGACGGTATTGTTGGGGACAACACTTTAGAAGGAAATGAAGAGGCACTAAGATCTTTCGACATCGTCGTGCAGCTTGATCAATTAAGATTTGCTAACAGACTTTCTGGTAGATTGGCGGATCAAAAATCAGTTGTAAATTTCCGTGAGCACTCAAGGGATGCCCTTGCTTATGCAATGGCTGATAGGATAGACCAACTTGCGTTCTTATCGCTTGCTGGTATTGCTTACACCAATAAAAACAATGGTGCTTTAAGATCTGTTCTTACTTCAGGACAGAACCTTGGAGATCTTGCGTTTAATAGTGATGTAACTGCACCAACAAGTAACAGACACAAGAGAATTAGTGGTAATGACCTTGCCGCTGGTTCTGTTACATCTATTACTGCTACTGATAAACTTAAGTACAGACATATTGTCGATCTAAAAGCTTTTGCTAAAGATCAGTACATTAGGGGTATGAGAGGTGCTGGTAATGAAGAGATGTATCATCTGTTTGTTTCTCCGCAAGTAATGGCTGATCTTAAACTCGATTCAGACTTCTTATCAAACGTAAGAAGCGCTGGAATCAGAGGACCTAACAACGAACTATTTGCTGGATCTTCTAGCTTAATGGTTGACGGTGTTATGGTTCACGAGTTTAGACACGTACCAAATACATCTGGTGCCTTATCTGGATCCAACAGTAATGCTGGTTCTGCTGGGTACAAAGGTGGATCAGGTGCTGATGTTGATTATGCATCATGTCTATTCTGCGGTGCTCAAGCACTTGCAATGGCTGATATTGGTCTTCCAGAAATAGTTGAAGATACTTTCGACTATGGAAACCAAAACGGTATTTCAATTGGTAAGATTTTTGGTCTTAAGAAGCCTAAGTACAATTCTGACATAACTGGTCAGGACGAAGACTTTGGTGTTATAAGATTAGATGTCGCATTCTAATTGTGATAACATTTTACAGGTGGCTAGCTTGACGTTAGTCACCTGTATTTTTATTAAGGAGTAAAATATGAAAGTAGTATTCGAACAAGATAGTTATGTCGCGTCTACTTGGGGCCATGCTGAACATTTTAAAGCTGGCGAGCCTAAGGAAGTAGGTAAAGATTTTGGAGTGCTTTGTTTACAGAATGGTGCAAAAGAATATGAAGAACCAAAAGTAGAACAACCTAAAGCAAAAGCACCCGCGAAGAAAAAAACAGTCGCTAAAAAGAAAGTTAAATAGTTATGGGTACAATTACTGGAGCAAATATAATATCTAGAGTACAGGATACTCTCCAAGATACTACAAGTGTAAGATGGCCAGAAGCAGAGTTGCTTCGTTATATAAATGACGCTCAAAGAGAAGTCGTTAATCTTAGACCTGATGCTTCAGCTACTACATCAAATGTTCAATTAGTTACTGGTACAAAACAAACACTACCAACAACTGGATTAAGGTTAATAAAAGTAACTAGAAATATGTCTGCTGCTTCTGGTAGTGCTACTGGTGGTAGGGCAGTTCGTATTGTAGATATAGATATTCTTAACACTCAAGAACCTGATTGGAATGATCCAACAGTTACTGGGGATGCCGCACACGGCACAACTGTAAAACATTACATCTTTGATCAAGATGACCCTAGGAGTTTTTATGTATATCCAGGAGTTTCTGGAAATGCTTTTGTAGAGATTGTGTTTTCTAAATCTCCTACTGATTTAAGTAGTACATCTTCAACAATAGATATTGATGATACTTTTGCAAATGCCATAATTGATTTTGTTTTATTCAAAGCATACTTAAAAGATGCTGAATACGCAGGCAATGCTCAAAGATCAAATCAACACTATGCATTATTTAACAATAGCTTAGGACAAAGCACTGCAGCGTCAAATGTAACTAATCCAAATTTTGACTACGCGGGGTCTAAAGCAGTTCCGAATGTAGGAGGATAACAATATGGCGAGTTTTAGTTCGCTAGTAAAAGAGGTACTACCCTATGTACCCGGTTGTCCTGACACTCTTGTAGAATCTAATTTAAGAGCAGCAACGATTGAACTTTGTGAGAAGTCTAAGGCGTATGTTGTAGAGTTAGATGTTATTACAAGTATTAGTGGAGTGTTCGAATATGAATTCGACCAGCCCACTGGTACTGATGTACATCAAATACTCTGGATGACTTATGATGGTGAAGACATGGACCCCACCAGCCCACGTAGTTTAGAACTAAATTACCCTGACTGGCGTGACCGAACTGGTATTCCAGAAGTTTTCTTACAACAAAACCCAGACATGTTTTATGTCGCACCTGTCCCTAACGTAACTAGAACAAATGGATTTAGAGTTAGTGTAGCTCTTAAACCTACACGATCTTCAAACAACATTGATACAGATTTTTCAACAGATTATAGAGATGGAATTATATTTGGAGCCCTATGGAGACTCTTAAGAATACCCGCTAGAGAATGGAGTAACCCTAGCGCAGCTGCTGATTACAGAAACCTTTTTGATGAACAGGTTAAAGAAGCAGAGGCAAGAGCTAGAGGTGGGGATCTTGGAGTAAGAAGGCTAGTTAAATATAAAGGAGTTGGATTAAATCCAAGAAAGAGGTATAGAAGGTACGGCAAGGAGATTGATTATTAACCAGGAGGGGTTTATCGAACCTCAAATTGCAGATATAAGACAATGCTGGGGTGAGATACGAAAAGGGATCGAATCAATTATAGATGCAGATCCAAATCTAACTTTTATACCAGAGGATGTATATAGTGAATGCGTCAATGGTAGAGCTCAACTGTTTACATCCCCAATAGGATTTTTGGTTTTAACCACAGAGGTAGACCCTTTTACTAGTGATAAAACACTATTAATTTGGATAGCTTATGTACACGAAACTGGTAAACATAATTGGATTAAACATGTACAATGGTTTGAAGAGCTTGCACGTAATGCAGGTTGTAAATTTATTGAGGCTAGATCCTCTGTTCCAGAAATGGAAGAGTATGCAATTATGCAAGGGTTTAATTTAAATACTAGAGTATATACAAAGAAGATAGATGAGCAATAAACCAAAACAACAAGATTACAAGCCAAGTGAGGCGGAAAAAACTCAAGCAGCTGTTTCAAAAGCTGAGAAGGATTACTTTGATCAAAAATATGGTCCGTTGTTGCGTGAAATGCGCGACCTTTCGGAGAAAGAAGATTTTTCTGCTACTGCAAAAGGTAGAGCACAAGCAGATACCATGCAGGCATTAACTTCTAGACCTAGTATACAAGCCGCTAGATCTGTGGATTCCGCAGCTAACTTAGCTTCAGCCGCAGGTTCACAACAAGCACAAGCTGACTTTCAAGCGTTACAAGCAAAGAGACAACGTCAAGTTGGTGTATTAGGAACTGCTAGAGGTCAAGCTGCAGATGCTACAACCGGTTTATCTAGAGCTGCACAAATTCAATCTACTAAAGATTTAGAATTTGCAAAAGCTAGACAACAAGAACGTGATGCAAGATTTGCTGCTGGTTTAAAATTAGCTACTAACCTCGGGGCACAAGGTGCAGAAAATATACAAGGGGGCGGAAGTTTCTTTACACCTGCAGGATTAGAAACAGCTAGAGGCAAAGGTGAGGATCGAGTAAGCGGACTAACAGGTAGATTAAGAGTAGGGTCATATGGTAACTATGATCCCGTAACTGGTAAAAAATATGGTAGCTGAAGGCGCAATCATGAATGGATTAATGCGAGGGTATAACTCACCATATGGTTATGGCGGAAATGCTAGTTTTAGTACAGCACAGTTACCTAATGTTGAAGATCCTGAACAAGTTTACGCAGACATTACGCGTAGTGATTACGAAGATTATGTAAGAGACTACAGAGGTTTTGAAGAAAGGCTAATAGATTCTAGAAATGACACTAGTTTAATTGATAGGGCTGAAGTTGACTCAGCTGAACAAAATAGAATAGCTAGAGAAATACAACAAAGAAATATTGAAAGATATGGTGGGGCTGGTTTAACCGCTGTACAAAGACAAGAACAAGCAAAAGCATTATCTCTAGGTGGAGCTACTAACCAAGCTGGCATGTTAAATAATGCTAGAATAGCTCAAAGAGAAGTAAATCAAGCAACACTTGCCGATTTAATTAATATCGGACAAGGTGTTAACAGAAATGCTTTACAAGGATTAGGAGATGCATCGGCTATGGCAGCTAGAAAAGAATCAGCATACAGAAATGCTAAAGCAGCACATAGGTCTCAAATGATGGGACTAGCTGGTTCTTTAGGAGCAGCCGCTATTTTAGCGTTTGCAATATAAGAGAATAAAATGGCAGTAAATATACAAGGCATAATCCAAAACGCACTATCGGACTTTAGTGGCACTATGGCTCAAAAAGAGTCGAGAATGAATCTTGCCCAACAACGTAGAGCTACTACCCAACGAGAAGACACTAATAACTATTTAGTTACTAGTGGTGTGGTTGGGTTAGATGATGATGGTAACTTTAATGTAGATTTAGAAAAAGCTCACATGCAAGGTGGTGATAGATTTATAAATCTTTTAAATGAAGAAGCAAAAGCCGGTAGAAAATTTACAGATGTTAATACTGGTGAGACAGTTACTGGTAAGTTTGAAGACTTACCTAGCGCTGTAAAAGTAGGAGAAGGTGATAATGCTGCTACTAATTATATATTAACAATCACTACTCCTGATGGTAGGAAAGTTCCTGTTACTACAGGCAGATCCAATGACCCTTCAGATGGTCCAGCTGTTTTAGATCAATCTTCATTAGAATTAATTTATGAAAGTGCTATTTTAAATAGTATTGGTAAATATGGCATTTCAGGAACTGCTGCAGGCATGCTTGATAATATGAATTTTAATAATTCACAAGCTAAAGCTCAATTACAAGCTGCAGATGCATTACAAAATGAAGAAAACAGTCAAGCGCTTGTAAGTTTAATAGGATCATTGGGCCCAAACCTAAAAAGTATAAATCCAAATAGAGGTACTACTAAGTCTGGATTACCTGAAGTTCCTTTAGACAGCACACCTGAAGGTACAACAAAACCTGTAACAACCACTGAAGAAGGTACAATCAAAGGTACATCAGATCAGTTTTATGTATTAGATACTAGTCAAAAAGAGGTACAGGATGCTTTACCTTTAATAAATAACATTCAAGCAGGACAAAGCTACTCAGCTGAAGAAATAGATCAACTTTCTAAAGGTTTAAGTCCTGGATTCAGGTCTGCTTTTAAAAAGAATTTTTCTTTCAATAGCCGTTTACTAGAAGTAAATGCAGAAAAAATTGCTGAGTTAGAAGCTAAAGAAGATAAGTCTCCAAAAGAAGAAAGAGAATTAGCGAAGTTACAGAGAAGAAGAGAAAGTTATCTTATACCTCAACAACAAAAACAGATAGATAGAGTTAGAAAAAACATTGCAGATGATACTGCAGCACAACAAGCGGCTGATGCAAAAGCAACAGAGAAAGTAAAAAAGCAAATAGCTACTAAAGAAGCACTTTTAAACAATCCAAAGCTTAATCTTAGTGAAGGTAGGAGAAAAGAGATACAAGCCGAGGTAGACGAACTGAAAGGTGGTATGACTCAACAAGATACTGGTGAAAATGTATCGTTTGAATTACCAGAGATTCCTACTGATGCAGAAGGAGCAGCTAAATGGTTTAGTGATCCAGCTAACCAAGCAACTATTGATCAGTTAGATCAAGAAAAAGTGACTGAGGTCAGACAGCTTTTACAGAAATTCAATATTAATAGTAAAGAAGAACTTATTGATGGTGTTAAGACTGGGAAGATTAGTCAAAATGCTTTTAGGAACGCTGCTAAATTAATTTCTTGGTCTATAGTTGATAAAAACGGACAAAAAGACCCACAGTTATCTGCTAATTTGTATGCAGGCATGATTAATGAAGCTTTAACTGGTAGCCCAGGTGTGACTTCTACTCAAATGGCAAATGCTCAAACTGCTAGAGATAGGCTACAGTTCGAAATGAAAAAGTATTATGACGGCTTAACTGATGAAAAATATAGTGGACTAAAGAGCTTATATGATCTTGGGGCAAAAGGTTTTGATAGCCCTGAGTTTATACAAAAATTAAAAGCTGAAACTACTCTGTTCTTAAAAGATAAAAGATTTGAAGACCTAACTACTACAGATAAAGAATTAATGGATGGTATTTTATCTCAAGCTCTATTAGAAGCAGCCAATAAATCAGGATCTGATTCTGTGGCTGACTGGTTTGGAGATGTTTTCCTTAGGGGTTCTGCTGGCGATACTTTAGGTAACACTATGGATAACGTTGCAATAGAATATGATAAAGATCCAAATACAAATGCAGATGCAAGGCCAGTTCGTTTGATATTTACTAGAAGCAGAGGTGGCTCACAAGTAGAAGCAGATCAAAGTCTAGATTGGAATGACGTTACAGAAATCATTGGCCAAGGCGAACTTACCAACTACTTATTAAGTAGAGCGAAAAGGAGATAGTGGTGTGGCCGTCAAAGATACATTTTTCAGTGAAATAGCAAAAACTGCTGCTGGAGATATAGAGCAAGACACTTTTCAATCCGAACAAGCTGCTAGTAGAGCAGAATTAACAGATCCCGTACAAGTATTCAAACAAGGTGTTGTATCAGGTGGTTATAATTTAGCTGCTAATATTGAGTATTTCAAAGGTATTGGTAACTCTATTCAAGGAGACCAAGATGCCTTAGAAAAAAACTTATATGCTGCTGAAAAATTAGAAAGAGAATCTGGCATGGCTATGGCAGATGTTCAACAGTTTGATGAGTTTCTAGAAAATCCTACCTTTTTAGGTTTTATAAACCAAGTATCTAGTGCTACTGGACAGTTTGCTCCATCTGCAATTGCAAGTATTGGTGCCGCAGTATCTGGTGCCGGTGCAGGTGTAGCTGTTGTTGGACTTACTGGTGTAACAAAAGGTTTAGTTAATAATGTTGCAAAGAAAGAAGTAAAAAGAGCTTTGACTAAAAAAATGAAAGGGCAAACTCTTAATCCAGATGAAGAAGATTTAGTAAAGGGAGCATATGACTCATACAAAAAACTTAGATTAGGATCAGGTGCAAAAGGTGGAGCTGTTGCAGGTGCTGTAGCTCAAGAATACCCACAAGGCGCAGGTATTGCGTTTGGTACTTTTGCTGATCAAGACATGACTGATCCAGTGCAAGCTTTTCAATCTTTAGGTATTGGAGTTCCTTTTGCCGCAATTGGAGTGGGTGCAGAAGCCTTAGTCTTCAAAGGGTTAACTAATATTGTTAAGAAAAAAGGTGCTGGCCCTATTCATAAGAGAGTTTTAGGAGCTATTGGAAGTAGTGCTGGTAGAACAGGAGCTATTGAAGGTGGTACTGAATTAGCACAAGAAGAGCTTACAATCCAACAAAGGTTTGCAATTGATGAAGATTATCAAGCTTCACAAGCTAAACTAGATAGAGCACAAGCTTTATTTGCTGGGTTTTTTGGAGGTGTTGGTATTGGTGCTGCTGGTGGAACTATTGCTGGTACTTTAAATGCAGTTACTGGTAATACTATTGTAGATAAAGCTAGACAACAGGTAAAAGAAGGATATGAAGCTGAGCAGTATCAAGACTTTTTAAAAGAAAGATATGGTACTACTGAACTTGGTGAAGTTGCTACAGAGCCTCAAAATTGGATAAAAGCACAAATAGAAGCTATGTTAGACCCTACTAACGGAAAAGATTCTGTATTTATAGATAGGGGAAGTTTAGAAACTTTAGGTAAAGTGTTAGCAGCTAATCCTCAGTTAGCTGAAAGATTAGCAGAAATACCACAACACTCTGCAGCTCAAGATGGGCCGCAGTCTGCAGGAGTATTATTTAGTTTAGATGGTGCAAAAGTAAACAGATTTAAAGAAGTTACTGATGAAAACCTTTATAACGGGACTGCTCAAGATGCTGTATTAGTTGATATTTTAGGGTATGCACATGGTAGGTTACCTGATGCAGACAGAGTTGTAGAAGTTAGAGATGCTAATGGAAATGCTATTTGGTATCAATCTACAACTATAGACCAAGAAGCAAATGTAAAAACTAAAGCTAAACAATTATTTCCTGACTCCGAAGTTATATCTACTGATTTAGATGATCACTTATCTAGAAGAAACCAAGACCCTATAGCTAGGGGGTCAGGTGAATTTGAGTTAGATGATGAAGGAGAAATAGTTCAGGATGATGGCGCAGAAGAACTAGCACAACAAGAAGCTTTGCAAGAATTTCAATTTGAAGTGCCTAATATTGCAGAGAACGAGCCCGGTATAAGACAAGCCCAAACCAGTGCTAGAGATATTGTTTCTGGAGTACAGAAAGGAGATGGTTGGGCAAGGGGTGCGTCAAGAGATGCCGAAGTTCAAACAGAAGCTCAATCTTATTTCCCACCATTTACTAGATACTCTGATCAAATGAACAGAGATTTAGAACGTGGTTTTTATTCTGATGCTTTGTTAAGAGCATACACAAACTTTTCAAAAGCTAATCCAAATAACATTTATGTTATACAACCAATAGATTCTGCGGCAGAAAATGTAAGATACGAAATAAAAAGACTAAACACTACTGATGGTCAAGTAGAAGTAGGTTTAGGTATACCAACAGTTGTAACAGAAGCTATAGAAACTGAAGACTCTAGAGTTTTCAAAGGACAAAGCCCTACAGGTTGGAAAATAAAAACACCTGGATCTAATCAGTTTAGACCTGTTTACATGCCAGCTTTAACTATCTTAGGTAGAAGAATAAATACAAGATTAGGTGAAGCTACACAAGGAGCTAGCGATTTACAGTCTGCTCAAGAAGGGTTCAATGCTATATATGCTGAACTTTTAGAACAAGGATATGAACTTCAGTTCCCTGGACAGGAACAGTTTAATTTAGATTTTAGTAGATCTAACGCTGTTGTATATAGAGTTGGTGCTCAGAACTATTCTTACAAACAACTACAACCAGGAAGCAGGGGTGTAACACCATTTAGGGGTAATCAAGAATCTGACTTCAATAGTCTTAAATCACAAGTTCAAGAGTCAGGAATTGTAGAACAAGAAGGATTACAAGAAGAATTTAATAACATTGAAACTTTAGAACAGTTAGAAACTTTTGTTGAGAATGAGATAAATCCAAACATACCTGATCCTCAACAAAAAATTATGACACCTTCTAGATTTGATCAAGGAGAGTTTTTTGAACAAGACACTGGCGACTTTGCTGAAGCTACACCTGAACAAGAAAGAACTGCTGAATATAAAGCAGCTACTTTTTATGAATTAGGTAGCCCAGAACGTAGAACACAATCACCAAAACCTGTAGATATTTTCCCATCTTTAGCACAAAGACTTGGAGATACTCAGTTTGTTAATAGGATTTCTAATATTGTTAAAAACAACTTTAAGTTAAAAAAGAAAATAAGAATTTTCCCTTCTGATGTAAATTTTGATGAAGTATTACCGTTAACAAAAAGTGTCATACCAAATCTTAATTTTATAAAAGCACAACAAAATATCTTAAATAACTCTAATGATAGAGCTAGGTTCATTTCGTTTGGTAATGAAAATATTATTTTAGTAAAAATTAGTCCTAATCCTGGAAAAGTAGAACAAGGGTTAGCAATGATTGGTATTGCTCATGAGTTTGGACATGCTGTTTTCCAACAAGAGTTAGATAACTCTTTGGATAGCCCAATGGGTGACAGGTTATATCAAGCATTTTTAACTGATAGAAATAAAGAAGGAGCTCCAGAGTTATACCAAGAAGGTAATGAACATGCATACGAAGAATGGTATTCCGATAAAGTAGCTTCTTACTTATTTAGTGAACTTAGAAAACAAAATGTAAAAGCTAAAAATGGAGTAGAGTCTTACTTTAAAAGAATAGCAGATAAAATTAGACAAGCATTTGCTGCAGTAAAAGCAGAAGTGTTTGGTAGATTTCAACAAAATCCTGACTTCAATGACTACATACAAAATGTTGTTAAGTCATATAAAGATGGAGTCAAAGACCCTGTACGTAGTCCAGCTAGTTATGAACAAAAACGGTATGCAAGGGCTATGATTGATGGGGCTGTTCCTAATACTTTGCAATCTGCTGCTAATAGAAGTCTTTTACAGTCTTTAAAAAGAACTGCTACTGAGTTATTAAATGACCCTACTTCTGCTCCTAGAGTATTGAAGAAGATTTTTTATCCTGCAGATAACTTTCTTAGAAGCCTTGGAAAAGATAAAGGTATTGGAAAGAAACTTGCAGATATATTTTATACACCTAGTCAAAGTAAAGGTGCTACTGGTTTACTAACAGCTAACATTGTATTAGCAAATGCAGAAGTCAATAAACTTAGTGCTATCTTAGAACTAGATGATGTTGCGCAAATTACTCCAGAAGCCGAAGCTATTTTGTTAGAGGTAGAAGATAATACAAAATCTAATGAAGAACTTAGTGATAAAGCAAGACAAGTAAGAGAGTGGCTATCTGATTTCTATGATAGACAAGATTTAGGTAAGATTTTTAACAACAAAAAAATTGTTAATTATTTTCCAAGATTAGTAGCTTTATATGAGATTTCTGAAAATGCAGAACTACAAGATAAGTTAGCTGAGTTATTAGTAAAAAATAATGAAGGTCTAACAGAAAAGTCAGCTAGAGAAACTGTTGAAGCTTTGATTGCAGATCCAGATGGTGCATTACTAGAAGGCAATGAAACTGATGGTGAAGGTAGGTTTAACTTAGGTTTAGCTAAAGCAAGAGCTGAGTTATTTAAAAATATACCTACAAAAGAAATGAGAGATGCAGGACTATTAGAAGCACCTGCAATCGCGGTTCGTAAATATTTAGCAAACAGTATCAAACGTTCTGAGTTTAACAAACGTGGTGGTGCTAAAGTTGTTGCAGATTTAATAAGTCAACTCCCTGAGAATGAACAAGGACACGCTACTGATGCAGTAGATGCAATAATGGGTAGAGTCAATCCTAACATGGGTGGTACTTTTAGATTTATAAACAGTTGGGGGTTAGTTGCAAACATTACAACGCTTCTGGCATTTGCTGTGTTTGCGTCTTTGCCTGACTTTGCAGGCCCAGTTCTTAGATCTAAAGAGTTTGGTGGTTTTAGTAACTTTGGTAAAGAGTTAGCTAATTACTTTAACAATAAAGAAGAAGCTGCAAGGTTTGCAAAAGACATAGGTGTAGTATCTACAGATGCTATAAATACTATGTATATCAACGCGGGTGAGTTAGATTTTATGTCTGGTAGCATTAAGTTACCTGGTGGTAAGGAAGTAACTCCTAAACAAGTAGCAGAAGGATTCTTTAAATATACTGGATTAGAGTGGTATACAAGATTTACAAGAATTTTTGCTGCAGGTATGGGACGTAGGTTTTTATTAGAACATCAAAAACGTGCAGATGAAGGAGATGTAAGATCTCAAAGATACTTACAAGAGCTAAATGTAACTTCTGAACAGATAAAAGCTTGGAATGATTCTCAGAATGTTGAAGCACATCCTGAAGTTAAGTTAGCTTTAGCTACTTTTGTAGATGAATCTATTGTAAGACCAAATGCTGCAGAAAGACCTGTGTGGGCTTCTGACCCTAGGTTAGCTTTGATTTGGCAACTTAAATCATTCTTTTATGCATATGGTAAAAACATCGTAGGTGGTTTCTTAAGAGAGTCATCTAGCAGAGTGAAAGAGGGTGCAGGTTTAAATTCAGCTGCATTACCTCTGCTTTTAGCTGCAAGTACGTTATTACCGTTAAGTATGTTAGGATTAGATTTAAGAGAAAGGTTTAAAGTTGGACTAGCATGGGTTTTACCAGGAGTAAGCCCAGATGATAAGAACTATAGAAAGTCTCAAGATATGGAATGGGATAAATATAGTTTTGAAATACTAGATAGGTCTGGAGTTTTTGGTCCTTTTGCTCTTGCAATGCCTTTGTTCATGGAGAGTAAAAGATTTGGTGATCCTTTTTGGGTAGGTCCTTTGGGCCCATCTGTAGAAAAAGGATATGATTTACTAACAGGAGATTTAGATTTTAAAGATATCACTCCTATCTATAATCAAATTTAAGGTATAATTTTAAAATGGCATATTCAAGTACAGTCAAATTAGTAGTAGGAGATACACTACCAGAATTAAATTTTACTTTGAAAGATAGCAACACAGCTGCTACAGGTAAAACTTTAGACGAGGAAGATAACACTACTTGGGCCCCTGTTAATTTGTCAGGCGGTTCTGTAAAACTACGTATTAGAGAAGTAGGTCAAACTACTGTGCTCTCAACTATAACAGCTACTATTTCAGGGCCTAGCACTGGTGAATGTAGCCTTATATTCCCTTCTGGGACTTGGACAGCTGCTGGTACATTTGAAGGTGAAATAGAATTTACTAAGTCAGACGGCAACATTCAGACTGTACAAGACTTTATAAAGTTCAAAGTGAGAGATGATTTTGACTAATGGCTACTAGAAGAAAATCAAAAATGCCTGCAAGGAACAAGAAGAACTTTCGTTCTACGAAGTCTGGTGCTGGTATGACAAAAGCTGGAGTCAAAGCATATAGAAGACTAAATCCTGGTTCTAAACTAAAAACAGCTGTAACAGGTAAAGTAAAGAAAGGCAGTAAAGCAGCCAAGAGACGTAAGTCTTTTTGTGCTAGATCTGCGGGGCAAATGAAAAAGTTCCCTAAAGCTGCAAAGAATCCAAATTCAAGACTGAGACAAGCTAGAAGACGTTGGAGGTGTTAAATGGCCTTCAAAGTCATTCTTGACACTAATAATTTACGTGTAGTAATAGATACAGACTCACTGAGTCCTGTAACTACGTTTCAAAACTTTAAATCTGTAGTTACATTTACACAACTAGAAGGGCTATTACAGTATGTCGACTTAACTGCTGCAAATGTATTTGTTGATGCTGACACCAAAAACCTTTACTTTACTTCACAATACAACTCTCCTAATGCAGAAAGCATATCGTTTAGTGATGCACAAGCGTTACTTACATCGCTTGCTAAAACAGATAGTACTAGTGTAACAGAAGAACTAGCAAAAGCTTTAGACAAAGCGCTTTCTGATGCACCAGTTATGTCAGAAAATCTGACTAAAGTTGTTCAGTATTTTAGAGAATTTAGTGATGCGCCTAGTATGTCTGAGGCTATAACTTCAGTAGATACGGGATTAGGGAAGAGTGATAGTACTAGCGTTACTGAGGATATAGCAAAACTATTTGAAACAGGTTTTGCTGATACTCCTACAATTACAGAGTCTTTAACTCAAAGTGTATCACTTGCAAAAGCTGATACTTCTACGCTTACTGACTCTCAAGCCTTTGCTACAGCATTAGCAAAAGCAGATACTCCTATTATAAGTGAAGAATTAGCTAAACTGTTTAGTCCTGCTAAGTCTGACACTGCAACTGTATCTGAGTCTGATGCGAAAGATGTGGGCAAAGCTGTTGATGACTCATCCGTATCAAACACACCAACAACCAAAACTTATGAGGTAACTGTTGCTACTGGTACAAATGTTTATGGATCTGGAAATAAATTCTACATAGATGGTCTTCCAAGCCCAGGTTTAATTTTAAATGAAGGATTTACTTACACATTTGATCAATCAGACTCAAGTAATTCTAACCATCCTTTGAGGTTTTCAATTACTGGAAATGGAACACACAATTCAGGAACTGAATACACAACAAACATAACAACCAACGGAACCCCAGGTTCTAGCGGAGCTTACACAAGGATAGAAGTTACATCATCAACTCCTGATTTACATTACTACTGTAGCAATCATAGTGG